TTTTGGCGGGAACATGTGGGGATCGAACCCATTAACTATCTATATAACCGATTTACCGATTAAATAAAATGTAGTATTTCCCTACACTTTTATAACCTGAGATTTATCCAATAAACCGCAGATTAGAAATGAAACGTGTACTTTTGCGTGTACTTTTCCGTCAGGCCCGTTCCAGCTGCTCCATGCAGCGGCGGAGAATGGCTTTATCGCCCTCAGAAGCATCGCGCATCATGCGCTCCATGTGCTCCATCATTTTTTCTCTGCCCTCGTCACGGCTGTACTCCCGGCCATCATCACGGCTGTAATGTCCACGCACATAGTGCATGCGGTAGCTGTTGCCACGGCCATATCTGCCGCGCATGTCAGCTTCCCATTCTCCGTCCCTGCTGTAGCCGTCATCCCGGCTATAGGATCCATCCTCAAGCATCTCGATCTTAAGGATGTTCTTGATGGTGTCCGTGATCTTGTGGACCGTATCCAGGTCACCCACGCTCAGTTCCTTCTTCTGGGCGATCTCCTCCAGCTCTTTGCAGAGGATCTCTTTTAACTTATCCATAGTGGTCTCCTTCCTTATGCCACGCGCTCCACAACCAGGTTGGCGTTGGCCACGCTGATTGCCTGCGTACTGGTATTCTCGGCTGCTACGGTGAGGCAGCAGCCCCGGGGCACATCGATAAATGCGCTCACATAGATGTTGCCATACTGGTCTACGGCAGCAGGCGTGATGATGCCCGTTGCGCTATTCAGCGGCTCACCGTTTATAGCCAGCGCTACAGAGATGGCCTCTGCGGTGCCGCCAGTAGGCACGGCAATGTTGCCGCCAAAGCCTACCTTAAAACGTGCCTTGCACTGATTGGTAAGCCCTCTGAGGGTCACGATCCCTGCGCCTTCCCTATGGACGATGCAGGGGCTTCCGGTGACAGCGGTCTCTGTGAGGGGCACGTTCTGCCCGGCAGCCACGGTTACTATATTGGAATTTACAAACTCGGCCATAATTGGTCTCCTTTCAAAAAGGCGGGGCAAACGCCCCGCCATGGTGTTTGCAGTATCGGCACTGAGCCGACCATTTTCGTGGTCTCACGAAAAAGCTATGATATGGGATTGTCAGCAGCCGCAGCCGTTGCAGCCGTTGTACGCGCCTGCCGCCCAGGGGTTGCAGGACTGGTACGCCGGGATAGGCGTAGGCCGAAGCTGAGAGATCAGGTAGGTGTTCTGTGCCGCCTGAGAGGCCGCCAGCTTCAGATTCTGATTCTCGCTCTGGAGATCATGCAGCTTGCTCTGGGTCAGGAAGTCCAGGATAGCCCGGCTGTTCTGGTTCTGGTTGTCGATGATGTCCCGGGTGCTGGTCTGGATGGTGTTGCGGGTATCGCATGCCTGGGTGGCCATGTCATAGCGCACCTGAGCGATAGCGGCCCGGTTCTCGCAGCAGCACTCCTGGTTCTGCATCTGCATGTTGGTCAGCTGCTGCATGAGAGCGGCCTGCTGGTTGCAGCGGGAGAGCTCGGCAGACATAAAGCCGTTGCTGATGTTCTGGTTCACGCCGGCAAAGCCCTGCAGCATGGTGGTATTCTGGGCATAGAAGCCGTCACAGATACCGTTGTTGACGCCGTCAAGCTTGCGCTCGATGTTGGCAAAGTCGGAAGCCAGCACGTATCCGTCGGTCACGTTGCCGCGATTTCCGCCCCAGCCGTTGCCGCCCCAGCCGCAGAACAAAATGACGAACAGGATGATGAACCACCAGTCGCCGCCAAAGCCGAAGCTGTTGTTGCCCATCATGCCGGTGGGGGCTACGGGCATAGTCATAGTAGTATCGGTAGTCATGGTATGTCTCCTTACATGGATATATGCTTAACCGTGCGCACGGTGAGAGCCTACTTAAGCAAGGCCGCAAATTGTCTGGCCACGTTCTGCACCTGGTCCAGCTGCTGCTGGGAGAGCTGTCCAGACTGGATCATCCGCTGCACCTCCTGCTGCGGATCTCCCTGGAAGTTGGCCTTGAATTGCTGGAACTGCTGCATCATCTGCTGGAAGTTCCCCATAGGACCAGGCATTTTGTTGCCGCCCAAAGCATTAAACAGAGGGTTTGCCATCCTCTACCTCCTTCTTTGTGAGTGCCGCCAGGGCTGCTTCAAACTCCGCTCTGGTAACGTATTCGGTGCTGGGCTGTGCCTGCGGTTTCTGTGCGGTGCGCTCCGTGTAGTCAAAGATCCTCAGAGGCATGGGCATGCCGCTCTGATCGGTGGACTTGATGTAAAACACGGACTTCTCGCTGTCCATCAGCAGCTTGCTGTCTCCTGCGGTCACCAGGTATCCCTTGGCGCCTTCTTCTCCCTGCACCCAGGTGATCCCGTTGTTTTGAGGCTGTGCAGGCTGCATGTAGGGCTGTCTGAGCTGGCCCAGCTGGTCCTGCATGGGCTGATACATCGGTTGATAGGGGTTGTACATTGGATATGCCATTGGTTAGCTCCTTTCCCAATAATAGAGGGGCACTTCGTCCCCTGAATTCCACGTGTCGTACCAGTTCCCATCCTGCACACACACCACATGACCGGAGAGGGCAAGGATGTAGATCCCTGCCGGATGGTCCTCGGCAAACTTCTCCACGGTGTAGCAGTCAGGACAGGTCGGAGGCAGCGTGCGCCGCTGGAAGCCCTGGGACTTCAGGTATGCACCCCACACATGATTGGCGGTGGGCATATCGTGCATGGTAAATCCCTGCAGGGCTACGCCCGTATAGATCTCCTCCCAGCCTTTGTTGGTGGCCTTACATATGGCTCGGATGGTGCAGTCGCCCACCCTCAGACCACCGGGATTCGCATTAAACTTGATCCACATATCTGCCTCCTTCCTTGCCCATAGGGTATAAAAAAAGCGGGTCCCTTCCCACCGAAGGAATCCGCTTTGTTTCCGTAAAAAAGACGGGCCGAAGCCCGCCTATACTATTTTAGAGATCCACTCACTTCCGGCCCATGCCCTGGTAAGTTTTTCAAGCGCAGATCTGTACCAGCGCTGCATAGCATCCACGCTGCAATCCGCTTTTTCTGCCGCCTTTTCCTGCGTCATTCTGCGCTGCCCGCATAAGGTTATGGCGGTCTCCTCCTGCCATGTCAGGTTGACCATGGACAGAGCAAACTCCACCAGAGGCTTAGAGGGGTAGCGCAGGAAGCGCTTGACGGTCTCCTCGGTCATACGCACCTCCAAATGATCAGCAATATGGTGATGCCCCAGGAGACAGCCGCCAGGACCTGCCAATGCCGGATCCTGGCTCGGAGGGCTTTATGCTGTTTGATCGCCTCCGATGCTACCGCCTCCGCTATCTCCAGCCCCTGCATGTCAATCCTCCAGCAGACGCTTATTGTATTCTACTGTGGAGATCCCGATGATCGTGCCGATGCAGGTACATACGGCGGATACGATCTTGGAGACCACATCCGGAGAGTACCAGCCAAACTCAGGCGCGATAGTGCTGTAGCACAGGCTCAGTGCCGGCAGGACGATGCATACCGCCCACTTCAGGATGTCGTACGCTTTATTACTCAGTTTCATGTTTTACTCCCTTCACTTTACAAAGTCGTTTTCTTGGTTCGCGTTTTTGTATACGTATTTTATATTCTCAATGGCCGTAACGGCTCTATTGTTCGGATACTCCGGATGATTCCGGCAGTAGTCTTCATATTCGTCTATTACCTTTAATATTTCTACAAACTCCTCTTCGGAGTGGCGCTCCCTCTCCCGCACTTCCTTGTTAAACTGCAAGATACGGGCTCTCTTGGTCTCGGCCTTGTACTGCTCATCGTCCGCTATGTGGGCCGCCAGCATTTGCTCCAGTCTGTCCAGCTTGGCAGACACGCCGTCTTTTTTGTCCTGCTTATCCCACATACGCCTCAATAATACCTCGACAAGTCCGATCAGTGCGGCGATCACTGCCCCGCTTAAAATGGTGTCCCAGATATTCAAGCGTCCACCACCTTTGTATACCGGGGGTTATTGGATATGTACCCCAGCAGCCCCTTGTACTGGATCTGATGCCATCCGGATTCCGCCTGCCCGGTGAGGAGGTACTCGTCCCCCTTATGGGCCACGCCCATGGCCTTGGCGTTCTTGTTCCCTTCCCGGCGCACATATACGCTGCCTCCCAGCACGCGCACATATTGCTTGCCCTCCTGAGGCGTTGCAACGGGGTCTGCGATCTCTTTAGCAAACAGATCAGGGATTCCCCAGCAATTCCAGGCAGACGGCTTAAAGACGGTCTCCTGTACGCCGTATGCACGTCCCTTTGCCTCTACCAATGTGGTGTCGGAAATCATGTAGCCTATGTGGGTGGCACGGCCCTTGGAATTGAGCCGGAATACCCACCAGCCGCGCTTGGGAAGATCCTTGGAGAGGCGGCACTTGCCCATCAGGGAATTGGCGCTCATGTCGTTTTTGTACAGGCCCATGAGGTTCTGCATCCAGTACATCCCCAGCCCGGAGCAGTCGTACCCATACAGGACGGTCTCTCCCTGGTCAAAGAGCTCTTCGCAAAACTCCTTGGCTCTGTCCGCATGCAGCCGCCCGAAGCCATCGGTCTTGTCCTCGCACCTGGCTTCCTTTTTGTCAATGACGGAGGAGTAGGTGCTGGGGGTGAGCTTGGTATGCTGCCCACCCCATACATACGGCTGCCCGATCTGGGAGACCAGGTAGTCGATAAATGTATCAACCATTTGACTCCTCCCATCCATACACGCCGGGCTCCCAAGTATTGGCGTCCACGGTGCTTACCCAGCGCTTGTTGTTGTGAGAGACCTTGTCCCCCTTGGCATATGCATCGTGTGCGCCGGCAGGCTGGACCCACTCCGGCCACTCCTCTATGGATATCTTATTCCACAGCGCCGGGGTCAGGGACGGTTTCCAGCTCGCCTGTGAGGTATGAGCGGTTATGCAGGCATACAAAATGTTTTCGTCCTGCACCCGGTCTCCCACGGCATATGCCTTGTCCGGTTCCCATTTCGGAAATAACCCGGGCACGGTGAGGGCCTGCTCATCCGTGAGCATAAGCCCGGCCTTGTCCATGATCTCCCGGATCTTCTTTGCTGCCTCGGTCCATCTACCCATCTACTTTCACCCCCAGTATGGACAAAGCCTCTGCCATATCGGCTGCTTCGTCCTCTGCCTTTTCCACCTTCACGCCATTTCGCCAGAAAGCGCCATCGTGATAGTCATCCCCGATTTGCACGGGCAGACCGTCTATCTGCACGGCGTTGGGGAATTCGTCAGAATTGTATACCATCCCCCAAAGGAGGTTGGTTACCTTCCCGTTCGCTATCACGGCAAAGTTTGTTGCGTAATTCATGCTGTCTCCTTACCTTGCATTTCTAATTATGACGATACCGGATCCGCCTGCGCCGCCCGTATGGGCGGAAGATCCGTATGTACCGCCGCCACCGCCGCCGTTGCCCGTGTTGACAGTCCCGGCAGCACCATTGCCTCTGTTGCGTCCGCCGCCAGCGCCGCCGGCAGAAAACACCTTTGTGCTGGACGCCTCGCCGAAGGACTTGGTAGTGGTGCCCTGTCCGGTACCGCCTTTACCGGGGTTGTTGCCGGCAGAAGCGCTTCCGCCATTGCCGCCGTTCGTGCCGCCAGTGGATCCGGAGTTGTCCGAGTATGCACCGGCGCCGCCGCCGGATCCGCCGTTACCGCCGGAGCCTGTGCCCCATCTGTAGCTGGCCGTACCGGGAGATCCACCGGCTGCGGATTTGATACTCCCAAAGGAGGACGTACCGCCTGTAGCCGCTATTCCGCCGCCAGCGCCTATGGTTACGGTATAGCTTCCGTTCTTCTCTACCTCGACATTCTTCTGCGTGGCCGTTCTGCCGCCGCCACCGCCGCCGGACCCGTAGTTGGCAAGCTCGGTACTGGCACCGCCGCCACCGCCGCCGGCACAGAAGACGTCTATGGCAAACTTCTTTTTGCGGTTGAATGTGAGAGTGCCGGCCGTCTTAAGCTGCAGCTCCCAGTTGCCGTCCTCATCCGTGGTCAGCTGAGAGATACCGGTAAACGTATAACTGGATGCATCAAAGGGGGCCTCTCCGCCGCCTATGATCCCCAGGAGTCTGCTCATCCTCATACGCTGCCTGCAAAGAGCCACTCCGTGGAGGAGAGGGCCTTACCGGCAATCAGGCCGTATGTGTCGCTGATGGTAAAGCTGGTGGCGGTATCGGCATTGCCGGGGAAATAAAAGGTCACGCCGTTTCCGGCGATGGTGACGGTGGATCCTCCATCCTGCCAGATCTCCACTTCGCCGTCCAGCCCGGTTGGAATGGTGATCGTGATCCCGTTGGTGACGCGGAGCAGTTTCCCCAGGTCGCTTGCCGCCAGGGTAAAGTTTGCGCTCTTGGATATGACCTTTGCGCTGGCCTGTGCTGCTGCCACCTTGCCGTTATCGTCCAGCCCCGCCAGGCCTCCAGACTCTCCCTTGGGCACATTCACAAGCGCGGCATAGTCTATCTGGGCATCGCCGTCCTGCGTTCTGATTTTTTTGATCGGTGTTACGCTCATATGCTGTCCTCACTAAAAGATGATCAATACCCCGTCCGTGTTTACCACGGGGAGGGTTATGCCAATGTTCTGCCGGGCCTGCTCCTGCTCGGAGGCATCCAGACTCTGTGCTTCATCGTACCGGACCACGCCCGTCCCCCCTATGCTGCGTATCAGATCGCCCATGTCATCCAGCGTGGCAGTGTCCGGTACTTCCACTCCCTGCTCAATGAGGGCGTTGATAATGTCCTCTTTGGCAAGGCTGAGACGGTTGATCTCGCTCTTGATGCTCATATAGCCGCCAGGGCCTCCTCAATATCGCTGGTGAGGGAGACGCTGCCGCCTGACGTGTAGCCTGCCGGCACCGTGTAACTGGTGGTGTTCAGGCCGTCAATGCTCCCGGAGATGGCGCCGTTGTTGGCCATGGTGCCGGTGATCTTCACCGCTGCGCCGCTGGCGTTTTTTCCGTACAGGATCTTATCCGCCAGCAGGTCAGCAGCTGTGCCGTCCGCATCGCTGACGTCTCCATAGTTGGAGGGTATAGCGCCTACAGAGACCTTGGAGAGGACCTTTCCTGCAGAGGGAGTGGCAGTCTGGGCGGACTTGGAGGGGGTAATGGATTTCTCTTCCAGCACGATCTTCACGGTGCCGGAGCCGCTGTGCTTGCCCCCAGGGACCGTATAGGTCTGGTTTCCGGTGGAGGCATCCAGCGTCTTGTTCACAGAGCCGTTGTCTGCCATGGTACCGGCTACGGTCTCGCCCTTGGCATTGACAATGACCTTGCCGGACAACACATCTCCCGCCGCTGCCGTGACGCCGGATACGTTCTGGTACGCCTCTGGGATGGCGTTGACCGTAACGCCGGACAGACCGTAGTATCCCTGGTCGGGGGTAATGCTTTGCTGCTTTTTGGTAGGGGTCGCCGTCTTGGTCTGCAGGGTGTAGTTGCCGCCGCCGGTTACGCCTTTGACGGTGCCGCTTCCGTTGTGGTAGCCCTTGGGGATGGTGTAGCTCTCCCCCTCCTTAACGTTGGCGTCTACGGCTCCCTGATTGACAATGCCGTCAATAGCGGTGGCCAGGGCGTCTATCTTATCGGTGGACGTGCCCAGGCCCAGCTCCACAGCCTTGTCCCGGATGGTGTTTCGCGCGGTCTGCAGCCGCAGGATCTCGGTTTGTGTACTCATGTATGCTCCTTAAATGCTGGCCAGGAGGGCGTTGATGTTGCCCACCTCCGTATATACTGCTGCGCTGGTAATGGGTCTGGTGTTATCCTGCTCCACAGCTGAGGCGGTGTCCACAGACAGTACGCCGTCTTCTGTAATTGACAGGTTATCCCCGACCATGATCCCGCCCAGCTTGTCTCTGGTGGCCGGAGTAGCCACGCCGGAACTGTCTCCCGGATCTCCCTTGGGTCCCCGGATGTAGTTGCACAGACAGGGGTCAAAGGTTTCATCCCCGGCGCTCAAAGGCGGGGACAGGCTCATAGGGTCCAGGCAGATCCCCGCATCCATCTCCTCCGCCTGTGCTGCGATAGTGACACAAAAATGCGCTCCCTGCTGCGATATCGCAGCGGAAAGCTCTTCCTGCTGCGGGGAGAATTGGACGCAGAAATCAGGCATCGGCCAATGCGCCTCCTTTGAGGATGTCCTGTACCTCCTCATGGAGGATACCAGACACCAGTCTCTTCTCCCCCACGCCCACTCTGAGCTGGATATCCAGGCTCCCAGCCGCCAGGCTCAGCGTCTCCGCCTCGGTCAGAGTGAGCGTCAGGGTGTTCCCGTCCTTGGTGCAGTCGGTCAACGCTTTGGAGATCTTCACGGTTCCGTTCTGGGCCATGGCGATGTTGAGCAGCGTGATCTCGCTGGCCTGAAACGGGAGCGTGAACTTGAACTCCGGGGTAGTGCCTCTGTACATATCACTCGCCCTCCATGGAGATTATGAAGGAGAGCACGCCGTTGGAGTCCACCACGGGCTTTATGGCAGCGCCCTGAGAGATGGCATTGGAGATGGCGTCATACGTGGCCTTGGCTGTGGGGATCTCGTTGTCCGTAGAGGCGGCGTCCACGGTCGTGGCCTTTGTAAGGGCGTCCTCTTTGTTGTTAAGATTAGGGATAACATCTTCCTTGACCTTGTTCCAAAGGCTCTTTACGTCCTGTTGCAACGCCTCTTTCATGGCCTGTGCCGCCAGGTTGGGCTTGTCCTCCAGGTTGGCTATGGTGTTGGGAAAAATACCCAGGTTATCTATCGTCATATCAGTCACCTCTCCGATGAGAATACACTAAAAAAAGAGAGGAAAAGTGCCATCTTTCCCTCTCCCGTGGATTATTTGTAGCCGCACACCTTATAGTACAGGTATGCTTTCTGCTCGGTGCTGATCTTCATTTTATCCAGCAGCTCTTTAGTCCGTTTCTTCTTCAGGCCGCTGACGGTCTTGCCGGATGCATCCTTGGCGGACAGATCGCTCCACTTCGTGTAAAAGTCCACAAACACGGTGGGCTTTATGCCGCAGGCAGAGTAGGCGGTCTTGGCCTTGTTGTAGTAATCGGTCTGGGAGGCTGCGTACCACTCATCGCTGGTGTAGTCGGCCTTCACCTTCCACTCCGCCACAGACCCGGACTTATACACTTTAGGCTTCCCGTCCTCGCCCAGCTCCAGTGTATAGACGATGCCGTCCTTTACCTTGGCGTCCGTGTTGCTGTCCTTCCGGAGCATGTACGCATCCAGGATGGCCTGCTCCTTGGGTGTGCCGCCGTTCTTCCGGATCCATTGCCCGCGCTCCTCGGAGGACATGCTCTGGTTCTTGTGGCTGTCCTGGTATGCCTGCATATCGTCCAGATACTTCCGGATGGTCTTGGGGTTGGCTCCCTTGCGCACTGCGGTCAGACCCTTCTGGTATTTGCTGTCCCCATGCTGGGAGATGGCGTACCAGGTATCGTCCGTGTAGTCAGCTTTCACTTTCCACTCGGCTACGGTGCCATCATTGGCCACAGAGGGCTTTCCATCCTCGCCCAGAGACATGGTGTATACCACGTTCCCCTCCACCTTAACGTTGGTGCTCTTGTTCTTGCTCAGGATGTACGCATCCAGCAGGGCAGCCTGTTTGGTATCCTTCACGTTCTGATGGAGCCAGTCCCGCTTCTGGGTGGCGGTCATGGGCTTCTCGTTGGCATCGTTATAGGCGTCCACCGTATCCAGCAGGCTCAGCACGTCCTTTATGCCAGCCCCATTCTTCAGGGCCGTGGTCCCGGCGCTGTACTTGGTATCTCCGTACAGTGACAGCTTAAACAGATCCTCGCTGGAGTAATCTGCTTTGACCTTCCACTCGCCCCAGGATCCGTCCTCCTGTTTGGTGCGGCCATACACAATGGCGCCTTCCGACTTTGCCTCAGAGGATTTCCCCGTGGTGCTGACCAGGAGTGCATCCATCCCCGCTTTTTGTGCGGGCGTCAGGTTGGTGGTGTACAGGGAGCTGCGCTTGCCCTCCTGGGTACGGTACCCTTTAAGCTCCTTCCGGATGGTAAAGTATCCCTTGCCGCTCAGACCCAGCGCTCTGGCCGCTTGGAATTCCTCTGCTTTTACAGGAGATCCTGCACTGGCAGACTCCCCGTTGTAGTACCCAAAGAGCTTGGGCAGGATCCTGTCTTCCCCGAAATACTCGGAAGCTTCCGTGAGCGCCCACTTTCCAAAGATACCGGCGTGAAGGTAGTTAAGGACATTCGTGTCCGTTGCAAACTGCACCGTGTCCTCGCCTTTGCTGTTGGTTTTGCCGGAGTATCCCTGTGCTACGGTGGTAAGGCCGCCAATCGTCCTGGCTATCTGTTTGCCGCCAATGGGAGGCAGGACTTCCGACAGCTCGTTCACCATGCTGAACCAGTCCGGCTTGACGCCCTCTGCGCCCCACTTTGCCAGAGACGCAAGGACCTTGCCGATGCCTACGGCGCCGCCTACGCCCATGTTGACGTTGCCGTACTTGGTCATGTCGGTTTCGCCGAAGACTGCCTTGGTGGTGTCCTCGCCTAAAAACTGCGGGATCATGCCGGCATACGGGAGGCCGCTTACCGTCTCTGCGCCGAGCCTCTGCCCGATAAGCTTAAACGTGGATGCAAGCTTGTGGTCATCGTCATCATCGTCCTGGATGTCCTTGGCTCCAAAGATAATATCTATAAGTGCCCGGACAAAGTCAAAGGGCAGGATGGTGCTTCCTACGACGGCCTCAAACACTGCATTCATGACAAAGACGGTGGCCTCCATGGTGGCTATGCCCAGAGCGTTCTTCTTCTTGATGTTCTCCTTCAGCAGCTGATAGGTGTTGTTTACCTCCAGCTGGAAGGGCGCAAAGAAGCTCACCAGTTTGCTGGTCATGATGGGGGCCTTTTCTCCCACGCCTCTGCCGCCGTGGGTCCTGCGGGTGACGTCATCCGCATAGTCTACGGCGCTTTCGTACTTCCGGGGCATGCTCATGATGCTCTTGGAGTTGGGATTTCTGACGTACTGGTTGTACGCTGCCCACCAGGTAGCCTTTGCGGAGATCGTGTCTGCGATACTCAGCATCCAGTTGGCAAACTTTTCCGCCTTGGCCATGGTGCTGGTATCCATCATCTCCACCCCGGCAAACCGGGAGGCCAGGAAGTTGCTCTGCGACATGATGTTCTGCATCATCTCGTCCCCTTTGGCAGCCTTGGACCAGCACAGCACGCCGTTCTTCCAATCCTTGGGATTGGTTACCAGGGAGACGGCGTTGCTTATGTTGGAGATCTGCACGATAGCGGATCGGGCGTTAAAGTACAGGGTGTTTTTTATGACCCGGCTGTTGAGCTTCTGCAGGGCGTTTACGATGTTACGTCCCACCACGCCGCGGTCGGTAAGGAGTCTGTCAAAGTCGCTGCTCTTGCCCAGGATCTGGTTGGTCCAGGTGTTGAGGTACAAAAGCAGGGAGTTCCGGTTGGTCTCATCGTTTATCTGCCGGATCTTCTTCTCCGCATTCCGGAGGTATGCCGCCAGGGGGTCAAAGGCCAGCTTGTACTCCGCCAGGGATGCGTATCTGAGCATACCGTTCACCGCATCGGGCGTATGGTACGGTCCTTTCCGCTGCTGGAAAAATCCGGCCCACCTGGACTTTGCCTTGGAGTTGGCGCTGCGTCCCACTATGGCAGGGGATATCTGCTGCGGGTTTTTGTTTATGATAAGATCCCACACCTCGCCGATGAAGTTACGTTTCTCCGATTCGACAAAGTGGTGGAAGTACTTCTTCCGGAATTCCAGCTTGTGCATCCGGTTCAGACTTTCCCCGCTCTTGTCTTCCAGTATGGCGTTCTTCTTCACCGCCAGAGCCGCGACATCCTCGTTGTAACCGGCTATCAGCTCGTTCAGGTCGGCTATGGATTCATTGAGCCGCGTCTGACGCCGTCTCAGCGTGTCGTAGGCCTTGGTATCCGTACGCTTTTTGCCGGCCATCTCGCTCTCGACCTTCTTAAGAGTCTTCTCTCTCTCCAGTATGGCCTGCTCCGCATCCGCAATACGGTGCTTCTTCTTCTCCACCAAAGCGTCTATCTTGGCGGTCGTATCGTCCTTGCTGGTAAATGCATTCGGGTAGATCTCCCGGAGCATGGCGTTCATGTTCTCATAGTACTCATCGTACATTTCCCGGTAGGCGTCTGCCGCAGCCTTGAGCCGCTCCCAGGAGGTTGGGAACTGTGCCTTCAGATCGTCAATGGTGTAGGGAGAGGTGGTGCTCTCATATTCTACGGCAGAGGCCTTCCTTCCCTTCTCGCTGTCCTTCTGCGCCTGGTCAAAGGCTTTATCCAAGATCTCGTTTCCGTTCTCGACCCCAAATTTATCCACCACTTCCTCCAGTGTGAAGTCGCCGGACAGGATCTCGGAGTCGTTCCGGGTGGCCTTCAGGGATATGGTGTCTGCTTCCACTACTTTGGCTTCTACGCTGCATGCAATGGGGGCGATCCCTTCGCCTATGTTCTGCACCGCTGCGCTGGCCGCTTTGTCGAACTTCTTTCCGTCCTTTGAGAGTATCCCCGCTTCCGTGGCGATGTTCCGCACACGCTCCTGCATGTCCTTGATCCCTCTGGCATATTTGCCGGTGGCCTCGGAATGGGGCTTCTCGAAGATGTCATGCAGCTCATCCCGCAGCTCCGTATTATTCTTTGAGATGGCGTCAAAGAACCGGGAGGGATCCTTCATGGTGAAGCTGTTGACATTGCTGGTCAGGGTCATGCTCTGCAGGCCTTCTTCCAGCGCCTTGGTGTCAATGGCACGGACGGTCTTTTCCAGCTGCTCCGTATCCAGGGAATAACGGAAATCCTTCTTCCCCATGTTGAATCTCTCAGACAGGGGGATGGCGTTTCCTGCATCGTCATAGGTCACGGCATCGGCAAGTTTGATCTGTTCCGGATCAAACACCATATACTCATAGATCTTTCCGTTCTCCGTTCTGGCAACGCCATCATATCCCTGTGCCGCCAGCTTCTCTCTGAGCAGGGTTCCGGAATCATCGAACTTTCGATCCAACACAGGATCCACCGCAAGGTTCGTGATGTTCAGATACGCAACAATCTGTCTTTTTCCATACTCGCTGGTGGATTCTGCGTCCGGAGCAAAGAAGAATCCGTCCATCTCATTTCCGGTTCGTGCCGTGCTGCGATCAAAGGCTGTGAAGTTGCTGTTAGTGTAGTGATACGTCTTCAACAGTTTTCCTTTGCTGTCACGGACAACAGACTTGGGCATGGCTGCTTCTGCCGCCTGCTGCACAAGCTTCTGCGCTTTCGATTTATTCCCGCTCTTTACAGCTTCCATATACGGAGCATCCAGAGATTTCAGACGGGTATCCGGCTCCATAGAATATCCGGCAGTTTTTGTGCCTGCGTATTTCTCTTTTTCTTCCCGGTACTTCCGAACTTCTTCCTCCCGCATCTTGGAAATACGGTCTTGCAATTCGGAAATTTTACGGTCGATCTCTGCGGTGTCAATTTTCTCCTGCGCTTCCCGAAGAGCACGGCTTGCAGCTACTCTCTCGGCAAAAGTATTGGCATACCGCCTTTGTTCAGAGGCCTTCCGGTATGCTTCATCCGCTTCCAGCATTTCCTTTCTCTGATTCTTCAGCTCGTAAAGCTCTGCCTGCAAATTGCCGGAATCTATGTCCAGAGAAAATTTCCCCTTGACGGATTTATCCGCTTGTGATATTTTATTAGCGGAAGCATTATATTGCCGAACGTCTTGGACGTACATCCCGGGAACAGCATCTGCTGCATTATCGAGAGGGGCAAGAAATGCTTCTTTGTTATTTATGATATTTTCATATGCAGACGGAACCGTTCCTTTCTTTGTTTTGATCATTTGTTTGCCGGTTAAGGCATCCTCGCTGAAAATTTCCTCCACGTAGTAGGTAGTATCCACGCCGTCTGTAACATACAGAATACCGGACTTTCCGTCCGATCTTGGGAAAAAATACTTTTCATTGGCGTTCTTAAGTATGTAGGGGATCGCCTGAATGTCTCCGGTAGTTACTCCGTACTGGCCCTCTTTAGCGATTCCATGACGGTTCCGGATATGCCGGACGTCATTGTCTGCGATCACATGCACAGCATCAGAGCTTATCTTTTTCCCGAATCGCTCCAGCCACTTTGCAACACGTGCGTCAACCTTTCCGATGGTAAACTGTTTTTCGTTGTTGTTTCCGGGCCCTCCCAATGCGTTTTGTATATACTCATCGTACTCAGCTTTCCGTTCGGCAGACATTCCCGTTTCATCTACGCTGTACTGGATAGCGCTTTTGTTTTCCTGCGCCTGCTTCTCCTGCACCTTTTTGAGCACTTCATCCAGACCGTCCAGCCATTTGTCTGCGGTCTTTTCGTCTGTGATCATGTCGGAGATCCGGTTCTGGTTCTGCCCGAAGGTATCCTTCAGGGTGGCGTGGATGGCGTTCAGGATCTTGGTCAAACGATCCTTTAAGGTAAGGGCGGTGTCGGTGTGACGCTCGGCAAAGCGTTCCAGTCTGTCCTTGTCAGACAGCATGCCCTCACACAATTCGGCTATGACTTCCTCATCACAGGCAAGCCGTCCCTGCTCGGATTCCATGTTGTACCCGTACTGAGCTGCTTTACGTTTGAGCAATCTGTCAAAGCGGTCCTGGCCTACGTCCTCGATCAGCTGGTCACGGACCACGGTATACTTTTCGGATGCTACGGACTGCATCTGGTGGGTCAGCTCATGGGCGGCGACTCTGGCCACGGACATATGGCCGGAGAGCACAAAATGGATCTTCCCGTCCTCCCCGAAGTAGCCGTTGGATCCTCTCATGTAGTCATGGACCACCACGTCCATACCCAGTGCTTTGGATATCTTACCGATCATGTCCAGCTTTCTTTGCGCCTGGGCGGTCATGGCCTTACGGGCGCGTTCCAGCTTCTGCTCGTTGGTGAAGCGTCCGTCCATATCCATGAGGGATAACTGGAGCTCTACCCCGTCAGACTGAATGGTGGTACGGGATTTGAAATTGCTCCTTTCCGCATCGGCAAACTGCACGGGGGATACCCCGGTGGGGAGAGTGAGAGGCACGTTTCTCAGGGCTTCCTTGTCGGTGTATACTTCCTCCGCTCTCTTGATGTTGTAATCCCTCGCCCGGTTATCAAAAGCCTCTTTCTGGGCCGTTGCAACCTCTTCCACGCGTTGGTTATAGCTTGCCGCCAGGGCTTCAGCAGAGGAGGTGTCATACCCTGCCTCCTGCAGGAAATCCTTTGACGATTGGAGCATGTCTGCTGCTTGGTCTGCAGATATTTCCCGCCCATCCAGAACTGCGGCCACAGTTTCTGCGTTTTTCTCTGATACCTCCGCCTGCTCCTGCAATTTGGAAACAATAGCTGTATGGAGATCTCCTGCTTCCATTTCCGTTATAGACCTTTGGTCATACTTCCGTGCGAGGTCAGCGGTTTCTCCCCCCAATAGTTCTGCAACGCGGTAGTCATTGTCCAGGACTTCGCTGTTTTGTTTTACCTCTTTTCCGATCTGCTTCTGCGTGTACGCATTGGTTGCTGCCCCAAACAGGCCAAACCCAAGACCGCTTGCAAAGCCGCCCAAGGCATCCATTCCTATATCTTTTATCGTGTCCGCGAAAACCTGAATGTCTGCTTTCTTTTCCGCCTCTTCCCGGCTCATTCCGGTTGCCATGTATTCCTGGATATAATTCTTTCTGTCCAATTCGTTGTTGGACAGTTCCCCTAAAAACAATTTATCCGTAATTAGGTTCGCAACACTGGTGCATGCTTCCTCCGATGCTTCTATGCCAGCTTGCTTCAGTATGTTCATGATAAATTTCCCTTTTCCGGACGTGGACATTTTAACCACCTTATCAAGGGATACATGCTCAAACAGAGCCTCGGCTATGCCGGAAGCCGACCCGGCCAGAATAGCGTCTGCCTGGTTTGCTCCTCTGGAAATAGCGTCCTTATACGCATCATTAGACGCGGAAGAAAAGAACACAAGATCACTTACCCAAGGCAACCCAGCATACGCAAACGGAAGCATGGTAGCGCTGTCTGCCATAGACATACCGGTATTGTATGCAAAGTTCTTGACCTTCTGCCATCCTGTAGGATTGTCCCCTAAAATCATTCCGGACGTTTTCGTCCGAATGGTAGTGCGGCGATTCGTACCGGAATACAAAGTACTGTTTGTATCCACATACGCAGGGTTCTTTGTTCCGCTGATTTCGTTGTAAGCTCCAATCCCAATGCGGGAGATAGCCGGAGCAATTTCAGCCGCAGATAGACCGACAGAATGTATGTTTGCCGCAACAGGATGTTCCTTTGTGTATTCCTCCCACGCTGCTTTATCTGCTTCCGCGCCTCGCATTTCCAGCAAAGGCATGAGAGAATCCGCATAGTTGTTGGCAGCTTTTAATCCCTTTTTCTCATACAGATAGTTGTAGGCATTCTTTTCCTCCTCATCAAGCAGAAGGTATCTGTTCTTGGTGCCAGGATCAGAGCGCCCATACAGCTTTTTGAAGTCTTCTTCTGTGATCTTCCCGTTGATGACACTATATACATAGTCGTTTTCCTTATCGTTTACCTTCCCGGTCTTGCCCGCATACCTAATCTTATTGGCAATGGCCGGCATATAATAGTTGTACTCCGCCCGGTTGCTCTGCTCCTGACGGAAGGCGATCTCCGCGTCCTTGTCATACGTGGCGCCTACGCCATACCCCATTTTACCGGGCTTGCTGCGTCTGGCTTTGTCCATGGCGTCAAACGTCTCGTCACTCTTGGGCACCTTCAAGCCATAGGCACTGGCAATGATCTCCTTGGCCTTTCGGTCCGCCAGGGGGCTGGTCTTCTCGTCCACGTCTGCCTGCAGGTACTCCATGGCCATCTGCACACGCTGCTCGGTGGGGATGGTGGCATTGCTCAGGATCTCACCCACCTTATCCGCATAATAGGCCACACCGGATCCGGCTCTGGGATCCTTTTGAGCGCCTGCCTGGGCACGGCGGAGCATCTCCATAGCGGAGAGGTATTCCTGCTGGGCAGCCTGGGAGCTCTGCAGCGCATTGACGGTGGTCTTGGCTGCGGTTTTCTGCGTGGGGCTGAAAGCAAATTTGGATCTGCGGATACCCAGCGCCTGCATAGCCGCCAGGGCTTTTTTCTGCTCAAACTCCTGCTGGGCAATAGCGGCAGCGGTAGCGGCGGTGACCATGCCTCCGGTGCCTCTGGCTTTAGCCGCATTCTCCATGCCGATCCTCTGTCCCTTGGAGGGGATAAGGGTTGCGGTGTTTGCGTTGGGCTTGGTCTGCCCCGCCAGTGCTGCGGAGACAGCGCCGGTCACCAGTCCGCCTACGGCGTTGCGCTTTGCTGCTTCTTCCGATTCCACTTGAGATGCCGCAGATGCCCGGGCTGCCGCCTCGGCTGCCTGTTGTGCTTTGGTCTGGGCGGCATACTGTCCGCCCAATGCTTCCACGGCCTGCTGCTCCCGGTTATACAGCTGGGCATTTACCCGGTCAAACTGGCCGGCGATATTGGTTTTCAGCCGGGGTACCTCGCCGGTGATCTCGGTCCCCTTGGCTCCCGCCAGGCCCATGTTCTGTAAGCCTCTGTATGCGGTGTCATAGTTGGACCTTGCCTGAGACACGGCGTCCGCACGGTTGCCGGCGTTCTCCCGGTTGTACTGTCTGGACTTCTCCATGAGCGCCTCGATCTGCGCGTCCTTCAAATACTGCTTATATTTTTTCACGGTATCATCGTAGATTGCCATATGGATCCTCACTTGATGTAGTTGTTGATAAAGTACTGCACGTCTATCCGGTACAGGCCGAACGCCTCATTCTTCTTGGTGTTCTCAAAGATCAGCTGCAGGAAGGCGAACTTTTTGACCTTTTTACTGAGGGCCACCACCTGGGGCGCCTCTATGGCATTGAAGTCGATCCGGCTGAAATCCAGCTCCGCAAAGTCCCACACATTGAGGATCACCTCTCTGATGTCCTCGTCTATGGCCTTATTGGACGTAAACCGCATGGTAACGCCGGAAAGGGAATAGGGCTTGAGCATGACGGTGCAGCCGCGCTTGGTCATGGTCTTGGTCTTGGCTATGGTCCCCAGCACGTCCGCCTTGGTGGTCCACCTGGCACGGATAGCGTCACCACCTGTCCACCTGGCGTACTCGCTGGTGTCATCCGGTACAGGGGTCACACGGGTCAACCCGTCCGCATACTTCTGCATGCTCTTCAGGTCGGTGTTCATCCTGCATAGTCTGCCGTCCTCCGTCCCGAAGTAAAGGTTCCCGTCAAACTCCAGGAATCTGCAGGCGGGGATGTTGTCCCAGTAGTTCCACTCATACACGTAGCTCTCGTTCATGCCTGACCGCATTCGCGCGTCCGCCACATAGCAGTGTTTAGACTCGGGGAAGGCCACCAGGTACTTGCCGTCCCAGATGATGGCGCAGGCGTCTTCCTTGCGCGCCTCCATCTTCAGACGATTGTCCACAAAGTAGGAGCGGTTCTGGACGGTCCGCTGTTGAGAGGCGTCCGTACCGGCGATGGCGAATATCCCCTCCTTGGCAAGAAACATGGGATCGTCTCTCAATGTGGCAAAGGCATGGATGGAGGCAGCGCCTACGCCCTTGATACCCTGCTGCACGGGATAGAGGACCTTGTTGTCCTCCGTCTCCTGGGCGGTACGGATATATATTTCCGCATCCTGGTTATCGTCCTCTTTGACAATGGCCAGCGCGTCTCCGTAATGCAGGTATCCTCTTATAGCGGTCTGGTCGCTCCCCACCTTGGTCCACTGGTTAAGCTCCCAATAGGTGGGATCATCCACGGCGCAGGCCCAGTCCATATGGGGCTTGTCCGGGTTGCCCGATATAAAAAACCGGTTGTCGTTGAAGTATCCGTACTGGGTGGAGATGGTACACTTTTCAATGGTGCTGGGGGAGGCGGTGTATTTGGAGGATACAAAGTACACCTTTATGTTGTCTATCCCTGCGCCCTTTGCATGGGCGGCGGGGGCGGTGGTAAACGTGAGCTTTGTCTTTCCTCTGTCGCTGTCCTCCGTGGTGGTGTAGCCCGTTGCAACCGTCCAGGTTCCCCCGTTGAGTATCTCCACCTTAGATACACTGCACCCTGCATAAGACAGCCAGAAATCCTTGTTTACGCCGTCACCGGCAAGGGTATTGATCTGCTTGCTGGTGAGGATGTTGGGTTCTTCATAGTCTTCACATGGCACCCAGGTATAGGTGGTGTTTTCCTCGCCGTTTACCGTAGTGGTCTTGGCTTCATAGTGTCCCCCCACGCCTGTGGTGGGGACTCTGGCTATCCCTGACACTTGCAAGATACTGTACTGGGTGGGGGTGTAGGAGATCCGGTAGTAGTGCTCCCCATCCAAAAAGTACAGGTACCCGCCATGGGCAAAGGCGGTGCTGGGGCCGTCATGGACCGATTGACAGATGATGGTGCTCTCCTCCGTCTCCGGGTCGAATGCATACAGGGAAGATCCGGCATGGACCAATATGGCAGCCTTGCCGCCTATATGAGCGTAATGCAATCCATGGATCTTACGCTCCTCATGCTCGCAGGAGTAGTCCTGCAATACTCTCCATCCGGGCCGTTTTTCCGGGAAGCCTGCGGCGTCCGTGATCAGGTTCAGGGCGTCCGGAGATCTGGAATCTGAGATATTGGTGTCATCTGTAGTAAAGTCTACCCCCAGGAACTGAGAGTAGACTTTGGTGTGGAGCGAGACGCTCGGTATATTGTCCGTATTGATCATATCGTCACCCATGTAAATGCTGCGGCGTTTTGAAGCGCCTCGGTAAACAGGTTGCGGTAAACGGTGGCCCAGTAGTTGTCCATGGCCTCCTGTCTGTACTGCCAGGCCAGCCCGTAGGGCAATGCGCCACGCACTATGCTGTCGTGGTAGGGGATCTCCGTATCCAGATCCGTAAGGAGGGGAGCGGAGAGAAGTATCTCCCCTCCTTCGGCTGCCCGTAGGCTATTCTCCGTATTGAGGGCTTCCTGCAGGAGGATGTTCAGGAAGGGGACGGAGAATCTTTTTGAATCCAGGTCCTCCCCGTCTCCCTCATACAGGGTAGCGGAGGCCAGGATGTATAAATCTTTGCCGGTCATATGGTCCTCACTTGATAAAATTGTGCTGCCGGCGCGACTTGAACACGCATCTCCCGTAAGGGGTACCGGGGGGCTCTGCCCTTGAGCTACGGCAGCGTATGGGGCCTTGCGGCCCCTTGGGTCAGGAGGTAGTGACGATGGAGGCCACATCGGAGTGATACACGCCGTCTGCGGCATCCTGATAAGACACGGCCTTGATGGTGTCCCCAGCGGTGTGGGTGGGGGTAGTCTCGGCGGTGATCTTAACGGCGGTGGTGCTGTACCGGGGATCGGTGCCATCGATGGTGTACATGACGTAGTCATCACTGGTACCGGGCGTGATCTTGCCGGCAGCGGTCAGGGTGGGCTTGGCTGCTTTCTTGCCGCTTTCGGCGAGCACGGCCACGCCATCGGAGATCTCGCCCTTGACAAAGGCGTCGTAGATCCGTCGGCCCTCAATGACGGGTCCGTCGAATCCCTGAACGGTCTCCAGGATACGGGCGGTGGTCAGGGTGGTGGGAGCCAGTACGCAGGCCTTGGTGGCTACCAGAGCCACGCAGTTGGCAGGCAGATAGCTCTTGGGTACGGTGACGATCTTGAGGGTGCCCAAATCGCCCTTGTAGCCCTTGAGGATCAGCTTGTCGGTGATGCCGTCACAGCCCACAAACTCGCTGGCCAGCCGGAACATCTTGTAGGTGCTGTTGGCCACATAGCACCACCGGTCGGAGGGAGTGACGCCTCTGTCGTCCAGCTCGACCTCCAGATCCAGCAGCTTGTCCACGATGTTGGACTTGGAGATGGTGGCTCCTGCATCCACGACCACCCCGGCGTTGAATGCCCACTGGGCCAGGTTGTACTTGTCCACCATGGGGATCATCTGCTCATCCTGCTGCAGCTTGAGCCAGGCAGAGGCCTTTTTCAAAAAGCCCTGCTGGGAGTTGTCGCCCCGGTCGATGGTGCCGGTAAACGCCTTGTCCTGGGTGAGCGTCATCTCCTGCATGGTGTCCTGCACGTTGCTTACGGTGCCGAAGCGGTTGCCGGAGCCCGTGCGGTTGAAGTTGACGGGAGGGTTGGAGACCATGGACAGGATCCGGATGGTCTTGGCGCCAACAAACTCATAGTCGTTGGCAGCTTTGCCCGCGGTGAAGGATCGCTGCTGGAAGCGCTCCTGCATCTTGGGCAGGTACTTGGTAATAAGGTTGATCATATAAGCCCTTTCCGGGCCTTACTCGCTCCAGACAGCCAGGAACGGATCCTGCTCGGTATTTTTGCCGATGCCCTGCATGGAGCCTGTCGATGCGGCCCTGTTTTCATTGTTTTTTTGCGCGGCGGTGGCCAGGGCATTGGCCTTTGCAAGCTGCTCCTGCAACGCAGCTATCCTATGCTCGTGCATAGCGGTGAGGGGGTCCTTGCCCGCTTGTACTGCGTCCAGTACATCCTGGGGCACCTTGTCTGCCATGTCGGGGTAGGTGGCCAGGGCGTCCGCCCACTTGGCCTTCTCCGCGTCCTTGGCAGCTGACTCCGCCTCTCTTGCCTTTTCCTTCATTCGTGCCTGGATGATTTCCTTCTTCGCGTCCTCGGTGATGTAGGGGTAGTCTTTTTCTACCTGCTGCTCCACAGACGCTTTGGCGGTCTCGTCCGCCGTGCTGGCCAGGTGATCCAGGTACTGCTGGACAGTCATCCCTGCCTGATCGGCAAAGGGCTTCACGGCCCCCCGGAGGCGCTCCGTCTCCGACAGGATCTTGTCATAGTTCAGGCCCTTCTGGGCCAGTTCCACAGCCTGTTCCCGGGTCAGCTTCTTCTCCGCCTTATTGTACTTGACGGTCAGAAAGTCCTCATCCTTCTGTTCCCCGGCATCTTTTTCCTCGGGCTTTTCCTCGGGTTCGGTGCCTTCGGCAGCGGTCTGTTCTTCCGGTTCGGTTTCCGACTCAAAGTCTTCTGTATCAAACCCAAAGTCCAGATCGTTGTCCATCTCTTCTGCGGTTTCCAGCTGGCTGGTAGTGTCAGTTGTCATGTCCGCTCCTTCCTGCGCTATGGTTGGCGCTTTATATATTTACACTTTCCTCAGGCGCTGCCACTTGCGGCTGCACCTGGTCCATTGTTGGGACCGGCATTGGTTCCGTCATCTCTGGCGCTGCGGTCTGCTGCAGCAGGGACTCCGCGTACGCCTGGAGCTTAGCCTTTTTGGGTATGAATTTCTCCGGCATCACCTCCAGGAAGAGGGCGAATGCCGCAGGATTGTCCATGATCCCTGACGTGAAGATGTTGTTGAGGGTCTGCACCTGCATCTGCTCGCTCCAGTACGTAGAGGCGCCGATGTCCACCCGCACACGCATGTTTTCGTCCGTTAACTGGCTGAAATCATATGTGCTCTCCTGCTTGCCGTCCTGCCCGGTGATGGGATCCACCGTATCCAGCATGACCTCTCTGGTGCCGTAGTAGGCGCGCATCATGTCAATGATATTGCGGATCTGCTGCTCGACAAACGAGTAGAACTCCTGCCGGTGCAGCTCCAGGGGCATCTGGTCCTGCTGCTGCAGGGCGATGATGGCAGAGGCGTTGTCCGGTCGGATCTCTCCCAGGGTGGCGTCATTGGCGCCCATGTTGGACTGGGTCAGGTTGATGAGGCTATCGATCAGGTTGACCGCTGACTGGTTGATGGGTGCGCCCTCTAAATACATGATGGCGTCACGTATTCCTCCCACGCCGCCGGTCACTCTAATTGCCTGACCGGGCCCCTCTTTAAATCCGCCGGGAAGTTTGGTGCCGTCATATACCACCTTGCTGTAGGCGGTCTTTTTGGCCTGGTACAATAACCCCGCATATATCTTGTTGATGGCGATCTGGTTGGGGATAAGCCCGGTAAGGGCCGCTCTGCCGTGGTAGGAGCTGCGGATCTTTTCCCAGCTCATCCAGGCTATTGGATACCGGGTGAGCAGGGTATTGTAGGGCTTGCGTACGGTGACCTCGTCCGTACACTCCAGCGCATACACCTCATCTCCCTCTCGCCAGAGCTTGGTGATGAGGGTCACCAGCTTGCCGTCCGTGCCCTCCTCCCCCTGGTTGCTGTCCTCATCCGGTCGGATCCTCATGGTCTCGTCCTCGGGGACGTTATTGGCTCTGGCTCTTTCCCGCACCTCCTGCACAGGGAGGCGGCGGACCAGGAGAATATACGGCTGGTCCTGTGGGTCCTTGTTGTACGGATTGCCGAAAAACACGTTGATGTTGGGCAGGATCTCCGTACACACTGCTCCCTGGGCGGCCTGGCCGGTGGGAACGTCCGGATCCCAGTAGGTATACATGCATGCGTCCCCGTCTACGGCACAGTCCCGCATGAGCTCCTTATTCTGCCGCTTGAGATCGCACAGCTCTATGACCCTGTCCACCTCGGTGGAGAGCATCTTACAAACGGCGGCTGAATCCTGGGTCTCATGGAAGGGGGTAAAATTTGCGGCGAAGTCATCCGACACGACCTTGGCCACAAACATACTGACCACGCGCTGCAGCACGTTGATGACGGGCTTATCCACGTCAGGGGCGTTCACACCGCGCCACTGGTCGCCCGTATAAAAGGCCTCGTTTTGATCCACGGTGGCAAACAGGTTGATGGCGGACTTGTAACTCTTGCCCGCCTCCAGCTCCCTTGCCACGTCCCTTGGCTCAATATGCTGTCTCATCCGTGCCCTCCAGCTGGCTTGCGCCATCGTATCTCATGAGGTTGCGCCACTGACGCTCCGTATCATCCTGCTCTTCAGGCGTTGCAACAGGAGCGGGAGCCGCCTTTGGCTCCTCGGTGTGGGTCAGCCGGGAGCCGAACAGAACTCCCAGCGAAAGCACTCCTGCGCCCATTAAAAAGCCTATGCAAAACTCTACCATGTGCCGTACTCCGATATCTCTGCGATCTGATCCTCATACTCCGGAGGATCGTCCGGGTCCTTGGGTGTTACTATCACCGCCGGCGCCGGGCGACCGTCACAGAAATATCTCAGCGCGTCCGGTGCGTGGGTGATGTCGTGGGGATCCTTGGCCACGTCTGACGGATCCCCTGTGGTGGCGTACTGCAGCAGCGGCAGGTCGTGGATCAGCTGCGTGCAGGTAGAAAATATCCTCAGTCTTGGTCTCCTGGTGCCGGTGCCATCGTCTACGGGCTTAAGCCACTCCTTGAGTCTCAGCCACCCGTCCACACGGCCCTGCCGTACCAGTGTGCCCTCCAGTCCATTTTGTGAAAACGTCTCGTACCGGCTGATGCCGGTATCCTGGGTGCGTCCGGCCATATCCGCCGGCATGTAGGTGGCCTCTACCCTCTCGCTCCCCGCTGCGCGTATGAGTCTGGCAGCCTCCGACACTACGGTGTCAGGCCGGCACAGCTCGCGGAAAACGTACGCATTGCCCAGCTCGTCTATGGCGGTCCAGAGACAGGCCAGCATGTCCAGGCCGTAGTCCAGGGAGCGGTACACCTGCCAATGGGAGGGGATCGGGAACGGCTCCACCACATGCAGATCCCGCCGCCACTCTGTAAAATACTGCCCGGCAAAGCCGTCCCAATCTCCCAAGAGGAAGGCTCTTCGCTGGTCTTCCGGCAGGTTTTCCAGCCGGTTGACATAATCGGGGTCCGACTCCATGAGCACCGTATTGTCATAGATGGTGGCGCGGATCATCTTATAATCTTCCGGGCGCTCATTTTTTTGGTACAGACGGTCGATAAACAGTCTCTTCACCCACGCATGGCCCACGCCCCCGGGGTTGCAGGTATAGTACATCCGGGGGGAGAAGTCGGTACGGGTGGTACGCAATCGGGACAAAATAAAGTTGTACTGAGCCTCCGTAAATAGGGTGGCCTCCTCCAGCCCGATGACGTCATATTCCTGCCCCTGGTACTGGTACACGTCCTTTTCCGCCGCACAGTATCCCAGCTTGATCCGGGATCCATTGGGGAAGATGAAGACGTGATCCGACTCCTTATACTGGGCAATGCCCGCTAAAATACCCTGCATGGGCAGGATGTGGTTCTCCTTCAGCTCCGGCAGGGTGCGTCTCAAAAGCAGCAGCTTGAGCCCATCGTAATGGGAGGCCAGCAGGATAAACTTGGTGCGCATAGCCCAGCTCTTGCCCCCGCCCACGGCCCCGCCATAGCACGTATGCTTGCAGCGGGATCGGAAAAACTCCACCTGCTTGGGGTTGGGCGGCTTGCCCAGCGACACGGTGCGGATCATCCGCTGATCTCCTCCTCGGGACCATCAGCGGAAGAAAACGTGAATTTGACGCCGGTGAGCTCGGTCTCCACCTTATCCTTGTAGCCGTCAAAGCAGTTAATACCAAAAAACTTGGCGAACTGGGGGTTGTAATCCCCGCTCATGCCGTTTGCGATCCAGATGCTCTCCTGGATCTGCTTTGCGCGCGCAAAAGCTTGGGAAAACTCCGGATAATTGCGTCTCCACTCATGCAGAGTGGTGATATTGACGCCGATCAAATTTGCAAAACCCTGAAAAGTGGGAAAGACCGCAGGCTTGGTGACGGGCTCCTCACTCTTGAGCATGCCGTCCGCGTAAAAAGTGCGCCGGTACTCCGTGCGCTGCGGCGGTACGTCAAAATACTCTATGATCTTGTCGCAGTATTCTCTTTTGTATTTTGTCGGTCTTGCCATATCTCTCACCTCCCTGCCATGGTAGCATAAAAAAAAATTAAAAAAGTGCCATCTTTTTTGCGATTTTGTATTGACTTTGTGGTCACAATGTGGTAAGATTAGTACATCAAAAAGAGGAGGACAAAACAATGAAAAAGCTCTACAAGGTGACCGTCAACAACTTCGGGTGGGACTCCACAAAGACCCTGTACTTTGAGACCAAAGAGGCTGCACAGGCGGCGTACGAAAAGTACCCCGCAGCTGACCGGGTGCAGTACGCAGGACGTTTTTCCGCGACTCGCGCCGCAGAGCTCACCCGCTCCGAAGATGACATGGGGCTGTGTGCCTAACAAATAAAAAAGAGGAGGACAAAATCATGATCACCACGAAAAACAATGGAACTCAGACCGCCGTGTACACTCCTTACAACGCTGCATTTGTCTCCGCCATCCGCAAGATCGGCGGGGCCAGGTGGGACGCAGGCAGCAAGGCCTGGATGGTGCCCACCGCAAGCCTCCCGCAGGTGAGAGCTATCATGCGGGACGTTTTCGGTGAGGATGACCAGCTGGACACCTGCAAGCGTGTCACCGTCCGCCTCACGTTCCGCGAGATCTGCTCCGCGGAGTGCCGTCCCGTTGAGATCCTGGGCAAGACCGTTTCCAAGGCCTATGGCCGGGACAGCGGCGCAAGGCCCGGAGATGACGTAGCCTTTGAGGCAGGCGGGCCGCGCAGCGGCGGCAGCGCGAAAAATTGGCGCAGCGTGGTCGAGGAGGGCAGCGTGGCGATCCTCCGCAACGTGCCGGAGACCATGCTGGACAAGGCCGAGCTGCCCGAGGGCGTGACCATGGAGATCATCCAGGACAGCGGTATTGACCGGGCCGCTCTGCTGGAAGAAAAAGAAAAGCTGCTGGCAAGACTGGCAGAAATCGAAAAAATGTTGAACGCATAAGGAGGAAACCATGGGAAAAACGATCAAGACAGACATGCTTAAGGTCAGGATAACTCCTGACCTTAAGGCCGAGATACAGGCCGCAGCGGATGCGGATAACCGCACTGTGTCCGGGTACATCGTTAACCTGATCATGCGGGACATCGCCAAAAAAGCGAAGTCCGGGGAACTGAAATAAAAGAAAGGGGAAAGAATATGACTATCGCAGAACGTGTAAGGAGCATCGTGGACTCTCAGGTAGACCTGACGGATGAGGCGCCTGCCGGCATCGAAAAGATGATCTACATGGCCTACTACATGGGCCGGGAAGATGCCACGCGGGAGATCAGCGACCGGTACAATGAGCTGCTCCAGGAGCAGCGGAAGAGAGCGCAGGAGTGCCGGTATCACAATCTGGCAGCGGCCATTGTGGGAGATGCGGAGTACATCTACTCCAGCGACTATGCCATGGAGATGACCTCCACTTTCGGGGGCGATCCGGCAGACGTGTAAGGAGGCAGGCATGCACATCTGGTTTGACGGTGATAAGCCTGTCGCCTATGTCTCAACGGGGTATCGTGACGAGCATTATGGCAGCGTGTATAACGATCTGCACTTTTCTTGGGCGCTCCGCATGATCGGAGCGTCCAAAGATCCAGAAAACCATTGTTGGGTCATTCCAATAGACATGGTCAAGGATGTGCGCAGGATCTCACGTTGCATCCTCCGTGAGGACGTCATCCCCAACACCGAGGGGATGACGGTGGAAGTTGAAGGCCAGCAATACACACTGGCAGAGGACATACACTGTGAGGGGGCGCTTGGTCAGTACCACGCCGAGGCGTATGACCCTACCGGACATGACTGGCCGACAACCATCTATTGGGACGCATGGATGGGAGATGGGATAGACAAGCTGACACCGGATCATCCGATCGCTGGGGTCATTGTGTGTGATGATTAGCCAAAATAGAAAAGCGGAGCTCAACGGCTCCGCTTTTCCTCGAAAAACTAATTGTTTCTCACCATGTTTCAATCCAACACCCCGTTTCCGGGGCGACAAACTGATTATACTCGATGCAACGCAAAATGTCAAGAAAAAACGGAGCCATTAAGCTCCGTTTTTCCGCGAAAGTCAAATTACCATTCGCTACATTTCAATCCAACACCCCATTTCTGGGGGACAAATAGAGAATAGCATACGCATAATAAAAAGTCAATACCCAAAATGAAAAACGGGCACAAAAATGCGCCCGTTGTGAAATTGAAAAGTGTATTACATCAGCACATGGCTCATCAATACTGCCGTGGTCACAGGCCCCACGCCGCCCTTGAAGGGGATGAGGTTGATCCCAGGATCGTACTCATCGTACCCATCACAAACATAGTCCCCTCCTACGTTAATTACCGTGCATCCACGACGCACCCACGTCCAGTCCAGCAAGTCCTTTTGCCCCGATGCACATACGACAATATCCGCATTGCCTACCTGCCCAATCAGTTTTACCTTGTCAGTCTTGCTGTGGCACACGGTCACAGTGGCATCCCGAGACAGTAGGAGCATGGCCGTGGGCTTGCCTACACGCTCAGACCGCCCGATTACTACCGCATATTTGCCCGCTATTGGGATATCGTAGTAGTCCAGCATACGGATGATCGCTTCGGCGGTGCAAGCGGTACTCTCGCAAAGCACACCACGGTAGGCTTGCAGCTGCCCCCAGTTATCCTGCCCGTCCACCGCAACAAAACTAATCATGGGCTGTGGCTCTCGCCGGATATCTATCACACGGCATGCGCCCTTTTGCGCAGCGTTTATGGCGCTTGCAGCATACACAACGTGAGCCTTCCACTTTTCCGCTTCCCGCTGGATTGCCGCCAGATAACGCTTATCCTCCGTCTCATCTCTAATCACCGTCAGCGTCCTCTTCCACGCCATTGCCTCAATCCGCTCTGCGTACTGCTCCCGTAGGGCATCCGCTACTGGTTTGCCGTACAGTATCATGCGGGATCCTCTTCGTATATGATTTCCAGCCCATACGCTTTTGCGGCTTCATGCTCGATCCTGCATCCTCTTGCTTTTTCCCAACCCCTGCAAAAGTATGCTGCATGGCACAAAGACATATTTTCCAGTGATTTAGCCAAAAAACATAGCGGTATCTGCACAACACCTCTGCTCTCCATCGCATCCTTGCCGTACCACTCGTCCGTAAATAGTGTGTTGATGATTTCATATCCCTTTTCGGTGAGAGTGGCTATTGCCCGTTCTCTGGTTGCTACGATTTCCTCGTTGGTTTTCCCCGCCATAGGCTGAATTAACATTGCTTTTTTCATGATTGTGTTTCCTTTCGTTTTTTGTTTTTTATAGATCGGCTATATGGCCGAGCGCTGGTTTGCCGTATAAGATCATGCTGCTTACCTCCTCGTTATCTTTATTTTCAACTGTCTCCCCAGCCACTCCAAGCCGGTTTTTGTGAGATGATATGTCGCTCCACGCTCATTCCGGTGGACTCTGAATAGGCACTCTGGCAATTTATCCAGCAGTCTGTTTCCCTCCGGCACGTCTCCGTAGTAATTCCTATATGCCCGATAAAAAGCCTTGCCGTGACGATGATACGGGCGCTCGGAGTCCAGTCCAACCATGTGCTTGCAGATCTCTATGGCTCTGACAAGCTCTTCTGCCGTCAAGTCCATCTCTATGCCCATATCCAGCCCCATTTTCCCGTAATAGGCGGCATGTTCGCTGTCTCGTTTTTCCACCCAGTTCCGGGGGTGTTTGCAGCCAAGCACACCGTCTTTGTGCTCGATCCCGAATTTTCCTTCTGCTTCCGGGTCAGACAGGGGGCATAAATCACACCTCATGCTGCCTCCTTTGCTTCCGCCAGATCGTCACACCACCGCAAAAACGCCCGGAGCAGTGGGTTTGTGTTGCCCTGATCTGCCCATCCGGCAAAGCCGATATATCCGTCCTCGTTAAAGCTGATTGCCTCACGCCGGGTAAAGTAGTGGGAGTTAATATACAAAAAGCATTTTATGATCGTCCCGTTGGTGCGCTTTTTCATGCTGATTTTGCTGCTCATGTGCATGGTGCTGACTGATGTTTCTCCGGCTTTGTTAGACTTTTTGATTTCCCGGTTTAGCAGCATCAGCAGGGACAAAATATCGCCCTCGGTAATGTCATCATAGGTAAGCCCTTTATCCCGAAAATACTGCCGGGCTTCATTGTTTGTACAAACCGCTTCAAATCCTCTGCAACTCATTCTTGCTCCTCCATTTCTTCCTCCGTCAAATACCTAACACCCAGCTTTTCCAGTTCGGGACAGTTATCGTCATATACACCTTCCGGCGTATCGGGACAGTCTTTGACCTTCTGCGTCCGGACATCTGTATACCATCCGTGCCCGTACCATTCGTTAAACAGGTGCTTTGCCTTTCCCCGTGTGGGTGCGGCAACGTAACAGCACCAATCTTCGTTTTTGTAATAGCAGACGTATAGGGTCATTGTGCGACTTCCTCCGGCAGCTCTGGGAGAGGCATCCAGTGGGTGACAGGGTTTCCGTACCACCAATTCCCGCCTTCGTTCGGGTACATATAACCAAGTTCGTCCATATCGATACAGTCAGCAGCGTAGTAATACCACCATTCAGGCAATAGTTCTCTTTTACGGATTTCTGCCCGGAATATTTGACCATCCAACAGCAAGATGATTACTTTCTCTCGTTCCTCCGGCAGCCTGTCCTTTACGCTAATCCACTGCATTCTCGGTCTCCTTTCCCAGCAGCGTAGCAAAAAAATCATAATCATTGTCTAAGAGATAATCCGCTACCACTACTGCCGGGTCTATTCCCTCCCGTGGGTGTACCTTACGGCTTAATATCTCAATTAACCGTTCGCGTTCCTGCATTGCCCGCCTCCTCCATTGCCCTTATCGCCTGCCTGTGGAGGCGGTGTATCTGCCGCAAGCTGTAGTGCAGCTCCATGGATACGGCCACCCACTCCATGCGCCGGAAGTAACGCATGCGGATCACCTCATTCTGCAAGCGCGTCAGGGATTTCAGCCGCTTTTCAGCCTCGTTCCGGATCCCTCTGTAGGGGTCCAGCTTACGCATGCGGTCAGATGCGCGTCTGTACTGCTCCAGCTCAGTACGCATTGGCCAGCCTCCCTCCCAGTCTGCCCACCTTGTAGGTGATCCGGTCATCCAGGGCCCGGTCTGAGATACTGGCGATCATGGCCAGCTGCTCCAGCATCACATACACGTCTGCCAGCTCATCCAGCACCTGCAGCTGTTCTTCTCTCGGTGTCCCTATGCGGGATACCTCGGTGATCAGTTCCCCCAGCTCCTCCGTCACCTTCTGGAGCTGGGCCTTCTCTCCGTACACGGCGATGGCCTCGGCGTATACTCTGCGTCTCTCATCCAGCGTCATTGTTGCACCTCCTTGACGTAGCATCCATCGGTCATGTGTTTTTCAGGCAGATCGCACTCATACTCCGGGCACCTGATCACCCGGTAGCTTTGCACCACTCTGTAGGGCGGCTGCTGCAGTGTTGTTTCCTCCGCCTCCCAGCCCTCCACGGGCTCAAAATTACGGCTCCAGCTGCACTTTTTGCATGCTTTGGCGCATGACCAGCACAGTGTTGCCCTGCCGTTTGACATCCCTCTCCTCGTCATTTCTTGTCCTCCGTCATGTAGCGCTTGAAATTCTCCCACGGATCTCGCTCCAGCCGCCTCGCCTCTTTGAGGCTGTCGAACTTGATCCCATCCACCTGTCATTTTTTGCCATGTACTTACTCACGCCCTGATCTCCTTTCTCGCGTCTTGGCAAGCTCGGCCTCCCATCCTGCGCCGTCTTGATCCAGATCTACAACCGTTCCTGTATCCTCGAGCGTTTTGTGCGCCGTTCGCTCATGATATCCGTGGTATGCCATCCCCGGCCCTGTATCCGGTGGAATGTCGTCCTCCCAACGTCGCCCGTTGAGAAACGTAGCCGGATACGGAACAAACTGCCCGCCATCTTTGATCCAGTCCTGCGACCTTTTGTGGTCTCTCACATGAGCGAGGATCCTTTCGACCAGCTCCGGCGAAGGGTTAAGCTTTTGCCATGCTTTCAGGGCGGCTGCTTTTGCGGCCTTACGTGGGTATTCCTGCCAAAACAAGGCGAATCCATCCATATCCGCACTTTTTTTCCTTCCGCTCCCCCGGAGGGGGAATGTAGGGGGGGTAGAATATATATCGACATCTACATCCTTATCCCCATCTACATCTACATCATAGATTTTATCAGGTTCGGGGTTGGTTAACTCTTGGTTATGGTTTGGTTCCGGTTTGGTTCCGATTTGGTTTTCAACGGGTTTATCTTCGGATTCTAACGGGTTTTCCTTTGCTTCCGTCTCGGGTTCCGCTTTTTCATTCTCCGGTTCCGGCTTGGATGCCTCTTGGTTATCCGTGCTTGCATGCCGTCCACCATTCCTGCCGTTCTCCCGCCGCTTTGCGTTAGTATCCAGCACGGGGCGCACGAGCTTAAACATGGCGGCAGCTACAGGGTTGCCCTCGTCCGGCTCCTCACCGTAAAGGGAGTAATCCATAATGGCCTCATACAGAGCAAGGCGTGTAGCGTCATCAAGATTCCGGCTCGCATCCCGGAAGGATTCGTAAAATACAAACGACGTGACTTTCATAGTTCCTCCTGCTAAAATGGGATATCATCAGACGACATATCGGGCCAGTTTTCCGGATCCTTACTTTCCTCGACCTTGGCGGTTTCGCCGCTCCCCTTCGGGGATAAGAACTCGATCTCGTCTGCCTGCACATCCAGAGACAGCCTTGTAGTACCGTCCTTGGCCGTATAGGTACGGGCCTGCAGCTCGCCTATGACCGCTGCCTTTTTACCCTTGCTCAGGTACCGGGCACAGGCGTCCCCCATCTGCCGCCAGGCGTTGATGCGGAAGAAGTCTGTCTGCTTCTCCCCACTCTGGGACGCAAACCTGCGGTTGACGGCGATGGTGAAGCTGCACACCGTCACTCCATTGGGTGTGGCGCGGGTCTCGGGATCGTGAGTCAGATTGCCTATAAGTGTGATCCTCTGCATATATCCTCCTTACAGATAGTTCCGGCCAAAGATGGCCACAAAGTCAAGATCCGGGTGGGCGGCTTCAAATGCCACCTGTCCCTGACGCTGGAGCTCTCTCCTGAGCTCCAGGTTGTAATGCACTCCGTACGGAGGCTCGTTGTGCTCATAATGGGTGAGCCAGACCCACAGGCCGTACTTCTCGCTCAGCTTGCGGTTCGCCCCGCCGAAGATGTGGTGCTTCTCCAGCCACCGGGTATCCCCGGAGAGGTAACTGTTCTTGCCGTTTTGCAGGATGCTCTTTGCCATGTCAGGACCTCCTGAGCGGGATCCCCAGATTACGGGCCTCTGCTTCCACGCTCTCAATGAGGCGGTGCATCTGGGAGGCGTCATACGCGCTGGACCCGTAATAGTTGATGGTATCCACATACCCGTCAAACTCTCCCGCTTCTTCCACGATCCAGCCGGCGCCATTGCTCTCCCAGGACCGTTTCCAGGCCTGCAGGGCGTCCTTCCGGATGCTGCGCTGTACGCTGTTGCCGCCGATCTCCCGCACCACCTGCTTGTACACCTCCGTCTTGGGCTGCCTGGTGGTCTGTGCTATCTTGTCTATGAGCGCCCAGCAGTAAGAGAGAGACGTGGGGCTCTTGGGTGCGCTGTATCTGCTTGCGGATACGCTGATGTATCCAATACGCAGGTCATTGATCAGGGCTCGGGCTTCCGCCACGCTTTCTGCGTCCACTTCCATGGACAGGATCATGCCCCGGCCATATTCATGGACCAGACGGGGATTGCTGGCTTTGAGCTTATACATCGTAATTCCTCCTGTCTGTGCCTCTTATCTCGGGCTTGCGCACATACTTGCCTACACGATGACGGGCTGCGTCCTGTACGCTGTACAGGTTGTACGCCTCCTCTATGGTGAGCTGCTTACCGTCTATGGATATACGGGGCAATGCACCGCCGCCGCAGAGGGTGGAGTACTTCCGTGTCGCCTCTCTTTTGTCGGTGGTGGTAAGGATGGTGGACTTGGCGCCGGAAACGATCAGGTAGATCTCATATGTGTGCAGCTTTATCTTCCGTCCCATTGCGCCCCTCCAGATACTTGCTGTTGATGCATACGCTATTCATTTATGGCCTCCACAAACTTCCCGTTACGACTTATGTACCACGTATCAGGATTTAATGTTTTTCCGTCCACGATTCCGACGGCGTATTTACCCGTTGCATTCCCAGCAGCATCTGTTTCTGCAATCGCAAGCAGGCACCCCATCCCTCCTCTTGCTTTTCCTCCGCGCACGCATGCAATTCCATTGTCGCCAGCGGCAGCGGAGCCCTTGTAGCCAGCGGCAGCGGAGCCCTTGTAGCCAGCGGCAGCGGAGCCCTTGTAGCCAGCGGCAGCGGAGCCCCAATTGCCAGCGGCAGCAAAGCCCTTGTAGCCAGCGGCAGCGGAGCCACAATTGCCAGCGGCAGCGGAGCCCCAATTGCCAGCGGCAGCGGAGCCACAATTGCCAGCGGCAGCGGAGCCCCAATTGCCAGCGGCAGCGGAGCCATTGTAGCCAGCGGCAGCGGAGCCCTTGTAGCCAGCGGCAGCGGAGCCACAATTGCCAGCGGCAGCGGAGCCCCAATTGCCAGCGGCAGCGGAGCCCTTGTAGCCAGCGGCAGCGGAGCCCCAATTGCCAGCTGAAACGGCAGTATTATCCAAGTTTTCACCACCTTTTTTTACGGTGCATTTGGAGGCTACATATTCAAAGTGGGCTTTGCACAACCCCATAACATCAAGCTTTGCGCCGATAGTGATCTTCCTTGCAACGACTTTGCTATCTTCCTGCCGGTCTGGCGATACATCTTCAAGCTCGACTTCACGGATGACGCTTTTCGCTGGGGAATAATAAGAACTGCAATCTAACGGATTTTCGCAAGCGTGGAACCCGTACATGCACATCTCTGCCTTGTCGGTTTCGTATGTTTTACCTTCCGCATACTGGAACCCTTTACAAGTCATGTCCTTGTTAAATCTCTTATAGGCTTTCATTCGTCCTCCTTGCGCCCCTCCAGATACTTCCCGATGATATAGTTGAGCCCTGCCTGCACGGTCTCAAAGCCGTCTGCTCTCAGAGCCCGTTGCAACCGCTCATACACAGGTTTTCCTACCCTGCAGTAGAGACGGCAGGGGTTCTTCCTGCGGTCGGGTTTACGGGGCTGTGGGGCGGTCTGGGGGTAGGCCTCCAGAAGATCCTTTTCTATGCCGTTGAGGAGGCGGATGCCGTACTTCTCCGGTCTCTCCACCTTGCTCAGCAGATACTTGTCAAAGCCGGGGGCGCTCTCCTGCACCACATCGATAATGTCACGCTGGGAGAGGTTCAGACCCTCCCGGAACTCCTTCATCTGAATCATGCCTTTCCCTCCTTACAGGCTGCGGTCAACAGGGTGTTGAGCCGCTTATTGTCCTTTTCCAGCTTGGCGATGCGCTCATCCCGCAGGGCGATCTCAAACTCCAGATCGGTGATGGTCTGACATTTGAGGCCATTCATACCGGCCTTGGTGGCCATGGCCTGATACCTGGCCCGCTCGATCTGTGCCTCCCGCATTTCCCGGCGGTCTGTCAGCTTGGTGTAGATCAGCCATGCCGCCAGCAATCCCAGGAGAATTACCAGCACCACGCCCAGCCGGTTGGCCGTTACGGCCTCGGCAATCTCTAACTCTGTACGCTCGATAACATCTGTAACCATGTGTACCTCCTTGTATCCCCATAGGCAGACGAGCGCTTGCTTAATCAGGGAGGAGGTTGACAGAAAACCTGATCATGCACCCTCCCGGCAGAAAGTCACCAAAGGTCCAGGCAGGGCGAGCGTGGCTCGTCTGCCTATGGGGATAAATTAATCAAAGAATGGAAATAAGATCTGTTACGCGGGTAAGGATCTCCTGCTTTTGCTTGTCCCGCTTTGCGTCCCGCTCTTTTTTAGCGGGGGTAAGGTTGATACCGTTCCGGGGGAAGAACTCAGACAGCTTTTCGTCCGGCTCCCCGATGATGTCCAGCACGGCGTACATCTCGTCCATCTTCCACGGAGTCTTGCCGGTGAAGCGGTTGCTAATGCTCATGACGTTCATGTTCATCTGCCGGGCGATGTACTCCTGGTCCATGTTGAGCTTCTGCATTTTTGCGCGGAGGCTTGCGTACTTTCTCATGTTCTCTCCCCGTTTAATTTATTAAAAAGATGTCACTTTTCAGGTCGGATCCGCGCTTATAATGTAGGTGTCTGAGGGCGTAGCCACTCCATGGGTACTCCCAGCACCTTGATGATGGATTCGGCGACTTCCTTTGACGGGATACTTTTCCCGTTCTCGATGCGGCAGTAGTAAACCTGAGAGATGTAAGCTCTTTTGGCTACCTCCACCTGGCTGAATCCTAACCGCATGCGGTGTTCTTTGAGATTTGTAAACTTGGCCATGGGTTCCTCCTGTGTGCTATACTGGTTCTATCCCACCGGAAAGGAGGTGAGAAAATGAATGATACTGCGTCCGAAAGAGCTTTCGATGCCGCTGTAAAGATCACTGCAGCGGTCTTTGCCGGGAAAGCATCTTCGTTTTCTGCAGAGCTTGCAGAGATGTGCGGAGAATTCTTCAATGCTTTGTACGAAAAGATAAAGATCTCCGCAGCTGATGCCGATGCCTAAATCATGAATAGCTGAATGATCACACGGGCCACCTCAGGGAGAACTCGCACTTCTTCCTCGGTGGCTTCTTCACTGCTTGCACGATGGACAAAAGCCATAAGGTCCTGCAGGAGCTCGTCCCGCACCTTCCGATTCTTTTCTATACGTTCTTCTACGTTCATGCTTCCTCCTTTTTAACCGATTGAAGTCCCACTGCCAGGAGCGAAATAGATCGTTCCAGATCCTGCCGGTGGATCTCCAGCATCTCTTTGTTGTAGTCTTCATCCTCCGGCAGGAAATTGAGCTTTATGACGCCCATCTTAATCTCCTGTACCAAAGAGTGCAGGCCTACGATGGCGTCTGCGTACTCCTTTATACCGAACGGTAGATCCGGACTGTAGGGGCCTATGGCGGTCAGATAGTCGCTCACTGCCTCATACAGATGATTACGGGCTTCCTCTATGCTCATGCTTCCTCCCGCTTTTCATTGTCCCTGCAGGCATACCCGGAAGCAAAACCCTCCGCATATACCGTTACCTGATCTGCTGCCCCTTTGCTGAGGCCTTTCAGCTTTTCTACGATCCGCTTTACTGCGGCCTTTTCCATATCGCTCATGCTCTCGCTCCCTTCTGGTGATGCGGCTGCTTGTTGATTTCACGACCATTATAAGTCCTTCAATGTCTATTGTCAACATGTTTTTGACCTTCAATCAACATTTTTGTATTGACATTTGCAATGAGCTGGGTATAATAAAATGCAAGGAGGGAATTATGACTATAGGAGAAAGAATAAAAGAGGTAAGAAAGTCGAACGGTCTGACGCAGCAAAAGTTTGCGGATCGACTAAACCTAAAAAGAAACACGATTGCAAACTATGAGATCAACATCATAGAGCCAAGCGACAGAACGATATCCGATGTTTGCAGGATATTCGGAGCAAACGAAGCATGGCTTCGCACCGGAGAAGGAGACATGTTTGTTAAACGAGATCCGGAGCAGGAGATCATGGCCTTTGTGGCTGAAATCACCGGGAACGCAGACGGCAACGACTTCCGGCTGCGCTTCTTCCGGGCCCTGTCCAAGATCCCTCCTGAGATGTGGGGACAGATAGAGGCCTTTATAGACGAACTGAGCAAGCATTAAAAAAGGCCCCTCTGGTTGAGGGGTCTTTGCTCATGCGTTATTTCTGCTGGTAGTATTCGCGTACCAGATAATATACAAGTTTGATTTTCTTAAAGCAGAGTTTCTCCAGCATGAAGTCAATAGCGGCGATCATCTCTTGCCGGCACTGTTCTTCGTTCGTTTGGTTCATGGGTGTACCTCCTTTTTAAGGTATATTAGCAGATTGTTTTCGCTCGTATTTATAATATTTTTGCTTTTTTATTTACTTTTTGGGTCTGTTATGATATGATGAATAAAACTTAATAAGGAGGATTTTATGGGAGGTCTTGTTGGTGCTCTGCTGCTCGCAGTAGCAGGTGGATTCGCGCATGTATTATACCTTGTTATTTACAGAGGAAAAAAGGGACTTCAGAAGGCTAAAGAACGAATAGGGAAGCCATTTGGTGCAATGTTTTTGTTCATGTCTTTTGCAATTTTTGCTTATGCGTTTATAATTTTCTTATCCACAACAGTATCCTCAGCCAGCAAAATGACATTATTTCAAAAAATTCTCATGTACGCATGGTTTCCGGCATATATTGCGTTACGCATAACGTTGGAAAGATTAGGGTATGTGGTCGGGGAGATAGAGGACAAATGAGGTACTGCCGTTTATCCATGACCGTGGCATCAATTTCTCGACTCCTCAGATCTCCATCCCCTCCTCCTGCGCCTTTACGGCCAGCATCAGGCGGGCCAGCATGATAGTCATGTTGTCCGGGGTAAGCCGGAGCAGATAATATTCAAACGCTTCTTTTATCTCATCAGTTAAGTATTCCATGGGTGGGGCTCCTTTCTGGGATAGCCTCACCCTATCACATATTTGGAATAAAACCAATAGTAAATTCCTTGCAAAAGGACGTAATTTTCTTGCAGGGTCTTGCAAGATCCTGCAAAACCATGAAAAGAGGGGGAAAAAATGGCAGACAATCAATTTTTGGAGTTTTTTGAGGAGCAGATCCGGAGAAATGACCTGCAAACGCTGGAAGAGATCGCCGAACGGGTGCAATTAAGCACATCCACCGTAAGCCGGATCCGTAGTGGGAAGACACCGCCCAGTGCGTCTGCCACCCGCCAGATAGCCGCAGCATTCGGCTGCACGACAGAGGAGGCCATGGGGTCGGACACTCCTGGATGCGCCGGATCCGAACTCATGAAGGACCTGATGAACCTATTTGAGTGCAGGCTGTCCGAAGTGCAAAGGAATATGTCTGCCGTGTGCAGCGAGCTTGACTCAGCTTTGGAGAGGATAGAGGAAAAGGACCGACAAATAGAAGATCTGACGAAGGAGAAGATCCGGTTTCGCACATGGGCGATAGCGTCCTCTGTGGCGCTGCTGGTGCTCCTTGTGACGGTGATCGTTTTTTTAATATATGATCTCACCAACCTGGACACGGGATGGTTTATAACTAAGTCACTGCATAAATAGGGGGAAAAATGAAATTAAGGAAAACGGAGGCGCGGTGGATCGAATCCAGAAACCGCTGGCAGATCAACGTCACAAACGAAAACGGAGAGAGAAAGACCTTTGCGTCTGAGGTCGGTCTGCGCACCCGGAAGGGGAAGCTGCAGGCAGAGCGGAAGGCAGATGACTGGTTGTACAGTAACTCCACGAAAGTTACAGACCGGGTCGGTACTCTCTTTGATGAATACATCGGCTCTCTCAAACTCACCACATCTGAGGCGCACTGGAGGCAGTATCAGAGCTACGGTAAAAATTGGATCGTGGAGCCGCTGGGGAGGCGGAAGATCGGGAGCATTACCGTAGGCGATTGCAAGGACGTGATCGCACGGGCAAATGCAGCCGGGCTCTCGAAAAAATCCCAGCAGAATATACGATCCTGTCTGGGCGGATTTATCCGGTACTGCCGGGATCATAACAAGACGGATCTGTGGTATGAAAAGCTTACCATATCAAAGTCTGCAAAAGTGGGAAAGCGGTATGTGCTTAATGAAGAAGAGATAAAGGTTTTGTTCCAGCCGTATGAGTCATGGTACATTCATGCTTTCCGGTTCCTTCTCCTGACGGATCTCAGGCCCGGTGAGCTTATGGGCCTGAAATGGGAGGATGTAAGCGGGGATACCATTACCGTGCATAGGGCTGTCAATGACCTGTACAGCGTGACAGATGGTAAGAACTTTAATGCGCACAGGACGCTGAAGCTCATCTCATATGCGCAGGAAGAATTGAAAACGCAGAAGGCAATGCTGAAAAAGGACGGGATGCTGTCCCCGTGGGTATTCCCTTCTCCTTCTGGTGCGCCTATGCCCCAGGACCACTTCCGCCGCCAGTGGTATCTATACTGTGAGGAGGTCGGCATAGGCAGACGGGGCGAGACAAATGATGGGAATCCACGGTACATTACCCCGTACGAATTCCGCCACACGAACTACTCCCTTAACAAGGACATGCCGGAAGGCTTGAAGAAGATGGCCTTCGGGCACAGCCGCCAGTTTGACGGAGACGCCGTGTACTCCCATGAGATGGAGGGAGACCGGGACAGGATCATGCAGTACAACACCGCTGCTTTTGATAAGATCCTATCAACATAAAAATAAAAACGGGTACTTTTGAGTGTACTGCAAAATAAAAATCCCCTAAATTTAGGGGATTTTTTGGCGGGAACATGTGGGGATCGAACCCATTAACTATCTATATAACCGATTTACCGATTAAATAAAATGTAGTATTTCCCTACACTTTTATAACCTGAGATTTATCCAATAAACCGC